CCGGTTAGTTGAGTTTGCGACTTACAGGCTCTTAACGCTGGGAAGCGCTGGGGCCTGTGGGGTGCAATTTCGCACCGTATGAAAGGAAATTGAAATGTTCAAATCTGTGAAAACCCGCGTTGTCGCAATTCCTGCTGCCTTGATTGCTTCCGCTACCTCGGCTATGGCCGCAGTCCCCGCCGATGTCACCACCGCGCTGGGCGACCTCAAGACCGACGCGCTGGCCGTCGCGACTGCCGTGCTCCTGGCAATCGTGGCGGTGTACGCCTTCAAGTTCATCCGTCGCGGTCTGTGATCGGCTCGGTGGGGTAATTATGAGTTTCCAAGTTGGGTCCGCTTGTTACCCCACTGAACTGGCCGCTGCGGCGGCTAGTGCTTCGTCCATGGTTGGCGCCGTTGTCAGCCATGCAGGAAGCGCCTACGCGGTCGACGTGAGCGGCGTTACGGCCTCGACCGTCTCCTACACCTTTACCCCGATCAGCGGCGGCGCTGCGGTGGTTCTGGTGGCTCCCTACACCCCGCAACCCTGCGGCCTCATGGGTGCCTCTGATGCGGTGCAACTCGGTTGGCTGGTCGGTGGTGCGTGGGTCATCGTGTATTGCGTCAAGTTTCTCGCCCGCATCGTGCGTGACATGTCGAACGATCGAGGGGGCGACGATGGCAACGCCTGATTTTTGGGTTGTGTTGGTGGCGATCTTGGGGGCGCTATGGCTGTTGCTAAACGACTGATTGCCGCGCTGCTGGCCATGCTCATCGCTTACATGCCGGGGCCGGTGTGGGCGGCTTATGCGACTCTCACGCCGCCTCCTGGCTGGTCGCAAGGTGGTTCGGGTGCGTGGAAAGTCGCTTATCGCGCTGGTGATACGTTGCTCTCGGGCTTGCTCAAAAAACCATTTACGCCCAAGGATTGGGGCGGCGGTGCGGCCAAGATGACGGTGGGTTTTAGGTATGCCACTGGTGCTAGTCGCGCTGCTGCTTTCATCATCGGTATGCATCCAGCGGTGCGGCTTGCGATTGGTGTTGGCTCGTGGATTGCGTTGGGCAAAGTGTTTTTCAATGAATCGTCTGGTCAATGGGAGGAAGAGGTGGGCGGCTGTGCTGCCCCGTGTTTTGAATATAAGGTTGGAACCACTGAATGGCTTGGGTCTGCGACGGCGGCTTGTAACCAGTGGGGTTCTATGATGAATGCGTCGGGCGGGTCTAATAGCTATTCGGCGAGCGGTTCAACGGAGACGATTTGTACGATCCGGCGTGTTTGCGTAACGTATTGTGGTGCGACACCGGGTTACACGGATTACCTGACCTACACGGTTACAAAGCGTACTAAAGCGGCTGTTGAACCGACACGGGTTCCCATATCTGTGGATCAGATGGCCGACAAAGTGGGTGCGAATCCGATGCCGGTCGATTTACCGTCTAAGTTGCCGGAAGGTTCTGAATTGCCCGTCGATAAGGTGGTTTTGAACCCCGGTCCGGGAACCGACATGACACCGCATACGATGCGGATTCCTACCGGGGACCCGGTGCCTACTTCGGACCCTACAAAGTGGCGGCAACCGTGGGTTGATGTTGTCCCGAGTCCGACAACTGATAACCCTTGGCGCGTCAACGTGATCCCCGGCGAAACCTTGCAGGACAACCCTGACCCGATGCCTGATCCTTTGGTTGATCCGGTGCCTGATCCCAATGCGAAGCCTAAGGACGATCAACAACAAGACCTATGTGAGAAGCATCCGGAAGTTCTCGCTTGTCAAAAGATCGACCTGGGCGAGTTGTCGCCTGAGACAGTCCCGAATGAAGACAAAACTGTTTCGCTGACGCCTGACACCGGCTGGGGTCCTTCCGGCTCTTGCCCGGCCCCACGAACGGTGAATCTGCACGGTGGGCTCACCCTGTCTATTCCGCTTGATCTCATGTGTGAGTTTGCCCGGATGATTCGCCCGCTCATCGTCGCGGCGGCTTACCTCGGCGCGGCCATGATGCTGGTTGGCGCTGCTCGAAAGGATTGAACATGCCTGCAATTGCTGCTTGGCTCGGTGCCCTCGCGTGGCCCTTGGTGTCGCGGGTGATCGTCGCGATGGGTCTCGGCACCGTGACGTATGTTGGCCTCAATGCGGCCATAACGGCGGCACTCACTGCGGGTAAGGCGGCTATGTCTGGCCTCGGTGCTGATGTGGCCTCGCTGATTGCGTTGTCCGGCTTCTTCGAGGCCATCGCCATCACTGCGGGCGGCATCGTCGCCTCGCTCGCGTTCTCGGTCGTTAAACGCTTCTCCCTCCAAGTCAAATGATCACATTGATAACAGGCGCGCCCGGCTCGGGCAAGTCGGCGGCGCTGGTGTCACTGCTGGCCCAGATCGCCAAGGGCCGGGCCATCTACGTGTCAGGTATCCCTGATCTCAAGGTCGAGCATGAAGAGCTTGCTGACCCCACCACGTGGCCCGACACCGTGCCCGATGGCGCGGTGATCGTGATCGACGAGGTGCAACGGATTTGGCGTCCACGCGGGCCAGGTCAAAAGGTGCCGCCCGACATTGCAGCGCTCGAAACTCACCGGCACCGCGGCATTGATTTCTACGTGGTCACGCAAGCGCCTCGGCTTGTCGATTCCAATGTCCGCGCGCTGGTCGGTCGGCATGTCCATCTGCGTGATGTGGGCCTGCTGGGTCGGTGGTGGTATGAGTGGCCCGAGGTCTCGGAGCAATGCGCGGCCAGTTGGCGCACCGCTCCAATCAAAAAGCGGTACAAGCTGCCGAAGGCGATCTTCGGCCAGTACAAGAGCGCCAGTGTCCACATCAAGCCGATCCGCTCGGTGCCGTGGGTCGTGTTCTTGATGTTCGCGGCCTTGGTCGGGACCGTCTTCATGGTCTGGAAGTCGGCAAGCATCATCCAGCAAAAGGGTCTCAGCGCGACCCCTGGCAAGCCCTTGGCTGCGTCGTCGGCTCCGGTGGGCACCTCACCCCCGCAAATGCAATCCGGGCCGGTTACGCAAGCTCGGGTGATCGATGACCGGGTGGACTGGATACCGCGAGTCTCGAACAGACCCGAGAGTGCCCCGGCTTACGACTCATTGCGCGTCGTTGTGAATATGCCGGTTGTTGTCGGCGGCGTCTGCATGGGTGAGGTCTGTAAGTGCGTCACGCAGCAAGGCACCGATGCCGGGCTATCCGCTGCTGAGTGTCGTAAGGTGATCCAGACCCCGCCCTTTGATCCCTACACCCCGCGCCCGGTGGTCGCCGCCCTGGCGCCCTCCCCGGCTCGCTCAACTCCGGCGGTCGATGACGTTGGCCATGTGCCCTCGGCGGTGGTGCCTCCACCCCAGACCCCGGCGCAACGTTTGCAGCGTCGAGGTTGATTGTCGTTTTCAGATCTGATCTGTTGACATTCAGGTTTCGATGGTTATTTCAATGATGTTGATGGCGTTGTTTAGATCGTCTATTGCGCTGTCTATGGCGTCGATTGCTTCTTCTGATTTTTCGCCTCGTTCGCTGCTTTGCAATGAGTCCGGCATTGAATCGTAGGCGTCTTGTTCTTCCTCTCGTATTGAGTCGAGGTGGGAGAGCAATGCGGTGAGGTCGTACTTGATTGTTTGAAGGCGTGAGCGGCGTTTAGCGTTCATGGTTTTCTCCTTTGGTTGACGGTGGTGGGGAACAAGGTAAATAGGGCTTTCTTCACGGAACGGGCCAGCTTCTTTGCGCGATTGCGAAAGTCGATGAACCATTGCGGGACGTTCGGCTTCCAATCGAAGATGACTTCGACCAGGCGCATGATTCGCGGGCTGTTGTGATACCCGTTCGAGAACAACTCACGCTGAAAACGCAAGGCTTCCGGGTGCTTGATGTAGTTCGCTGCAATCATGTTTTCTGCCTTTCAAAGTTGCCGGGTCCCAAGATTCAGAGCCCTCTCCCTTTTGGGGTTTTGCTGGCCGTTTTTGCCTGCATGCTCTGTCGCCGTTTCCCTGAGTTCTTCGCCCGGCGGATGGCGGCACCGGGGGCGGCGGGAATGAATGCGGAAGGTTTGTAAAGCGACTCGCGCGAAGCGCCACCTGATAGCTTTATGAATACCGCAGGCAGGCCCGACGACACCGGGGCAGACTTCCAGAGGAATAGCGAAGAACTCAGGGAAACGGTGCTCAGAACGGCAAAAACGGTCGAGCGAAACGCGTTAGGGATCGTTACCCGAATGGGCGAAGACAAGGGGTTTTTTGCCTTGGCTTCGTGCGCAGCATAGAGCCCGGCCCGCAGGGAAACGCCCTTCTTTTCCTCGCTTCAATGCATCGTCAATCGGTGAAATGTTTGCTAAACTTTTTCGATCAAAAAGCCTTGCTACAAAAAAGATAGCAACGAAAACGGACAGGGGAAAAAGTGATTTTTGGATACGCTCGGGTCAGCACTTCGGATCAAGAAACGACCCTTCAAATCGATGCCTTAATGCGCGCGGGCGTCGACAAAATCTATCAAGAAAAGACCAGTTCAGTCGGCCAGCGGCCAGAGCTTCGCAAGCTGTTGCCGCAACTCAAAACAGGTGATCTGCTCATCGTGTACAAGCTCGATCGATTAGCGCGTAGCCTCAAAGACTTGCTATCAATATTGGAGCAAATAGAAAAGGCAGGATGCGGCTTTAAGAGCCTTAC